CTTAAAAGTCTGTTTGTCAGATTGATATATTTATCAACTGATTTATTAAAATAACAACCTTTTCTAATTTATTTGAAACCCCACAATTTGACTGGATTTCCTTCTGGTGTGCATGGTCTGATTATGGCTTAATAAACACACCTTATTTTACATATGGGAATGCAAAGATAAAAACCGAGATATATTCTTATACTATTTCTGAAATTTATGCGTCATACCAACGCGATAGCGCTGTGATAAGTAAATATGACGAAGCAGCAAAGCTATACTATGCAGCTCTAAATAAGACAAAACGCAAGTCTGATCGCAAGAATCTATTTGAACAATTAAGGCAAGTAAATTTATCCAAGATGAGTATGAGCAATAAATACAAGGCATTAAAAGCACTGAATACCATTGCTCCAATATATATAATGGATTTATGCGATAAGATTAAGGACTATATGGGAATGCATGATGATTTTTGATGTTTTATTAGGCGAATTTGCCTCCGTAGAATTAAGCCGGGATTAATCCCGGCTTTATCTATAACACAATAACGGTTCCATCCTTATTTACCGAATACTCCCCGCTGATATTTACGATATTCAGTACGGCGTAGTCTTTTGCATTGATCTTGGCTCGTGCGCCGTGCATTAATATGATTGTATGCGTGAATTGAGGCCGAGAAGCCTCGATAGTGGCCTTTGTATCACCGACCAGGCATACATATTCCTTGCCCTTTAGCGTGATGTCGCCAGCGTCGACATATATTTCCAATCCTTGAAGATTGCTTTGGTTCTCCCTGAACACTTCGACTGCGGGGAAGTTGTGACCCTGGCAGAACTCGATCCCTTGTGGGGTAAACATCAGTTTGATTAGGTCGGGGAAGTCTTGGATGCGGTTTATCTTTTTACAAGCGCCCGTTTGTAGTGCCATCGCCCGTATGGCATCTACACTCTTATTGTGTTGAGTTGTCATAATGCTAAATATTTATATATTAATTTATTAGACTATATTTAATTTATAAATTTTCGGTATTTCTTTTTATGCTATTTATCCCATCCTCAATGCGCCCCAGTGTCTTATCCATGTTTTTGGTGCTTACGTTTATTTCCCTAACCTCTAAAAGGGTTTCCACGTCAATACGCAAACTTTCGTAATAAGCGGCTGACAATTCGTCGATTCTCGAATCCATATTCAGACAATTGTGTATTGATTCTATAATTCCTTCGACCGAATCGCGCATTTGAAGTTGTGACATGACAGCGTTTCGGATGTCGGTTACTTTGCCTTGAATGTCGGTGAAACGACCGTTTAATTCATCGCCCGTATCTTGTGACATCGTTTGAAAGCCTCGGGATGTTGCTTGTTGGCTGGCGGCTCCTTCGTCCCAGTCTATCCCGCGCTCTTCTGCGGCCTGTTGAAGTCGATCCCATAGCTCTTGGCCCAATTGCTGTTGTGCTATAACATCGTCCAAAAGGTCGCCCACCACGCCTGCCAGGGCATCGAATCGTTGTTCATCGCTAAGCCCTGCATCCCTGTTTATTTCATCTATTTTCTTTTGCGCGTCTTCAATCGCAGGTGCGATTGTCGCGGTGTATAACACCTGTTTTGCCAGGTTTTTTAACATATCCCCCGCGGCTTCTCCGAAAGCGTCAGCAGCATTTATCCCTTTTTCAAAGGAATCAACCAGGGCATCTGTGATTGTAGATCCTAAATCGCCGAACAGACCGTTAAGATAGTCGTTTGCTGCTTTTACGGCTTCTTCATAGGTTTCCCAATTATTAACCAACTCTTTAAGATAGGTCTGATTTTCTTTGGTGAGGTGTTTGAAAGTATCGCTATTCCCTTCTACGAATTCTTTAAGGGCTTGCATATTTAGTACTCCACTTTCTTCAAACAGTTCGGGGACAACATCTTTTAGCTTTTTGTATTTCGCATTTCGGAATAGAGTGGAATGTTCATATTGGTTCATCATGTTGGCAATAGACTCCGATACGCTTTCCCAGATGAAATCTTTTTTTACTAAATTGGCTAATCCTGTGTTGCTCCCGAGCTTTGTAACCTCCTCTTTGCCGCGATTCTTTATTTTATCCATCGTGGCCTGATAGTCCCTCATGGCATCGCTTAGGGCTTTGACATTGTTGGTATAGCTTCCAAAAGCATCTTCGCCAAAAATAGTTGAGAATATATCGGCGTTAAGGCGTGCGCGCTCATTCATTATCCGCAACTCCTCGTTCAGTTCTTGCGCCTCCCGGATATTTCGCTCCATCGAGGTTTCTGTATCTCCGAAAAGACTTGCGATGCTTTGTATGATTTGTAGTGCAGCCTGTATAATAGCGAGAATCACGGATGCTCGTTCTACTTTCTGGATAGTGGTAGCTGCTGTTTCTCCCGTTGCTTCAATACCTTCCGCCGAACTTTCCGCAAGTGTTTTAATGCTATTAATCATTTGCAATGAGCTGGTGGTAATTTTGCTCGCCGTGGATATTACCTCCCCCATTGCTCCGCCAGCAGCTTCGCCTATATCGTTAAATTGCCCCTTAATTTTGGTGAGAGTATTATATAGCTTTTGCCATTTCTTAAATGATTCGCTGTGTTCATCATCGCTCACAGGATCCATCTTTTCAAGTGCCGATAACTGTGCCCGCAGGACGTTTATTTGATTCCGTATTTGTTCTCCCTGTTTGGAATCGGACGACGGCAACTTATTATATTCGCCTTCCAGGGCGCTAATAGCAGCTTTTATTCCTTTTTTAATCCTATCAATGTATTCCCCTGCCTTACCTACCAAATCATCTACAAAAGTACTACCCTCGACTTCGAGCGCGGCCAGGGCGGCGTTCTTTTCAGCCTTCAAAGCTGCAACTGCACCCGCATCTTCGGTTTCGCTGATCTTCTTGTCATAATAGGACTTTGTAGCCTGTATTTTTTCGAGGAGCGTCCCATATTTCATGTAGTACTCATTCCATGCTTGCAGTTGCTTGTTGAGATATTCCTCTGTGTTTTCGATGCCAGCTTCGGATAGGAACGCGGCATCCCAATCTTTATTCCGCTGTTCTTCATTGAACTCTTTCAAGGCTTCCGTGTATATTCTAACACCTTCTGCCGCTTTGATATTGTCAGCATAATATACCTTTTGAAGGTCATGATATTTTTCGCCGGCAGACCCATCGGCAGCCACGTTGACTGCGATAACTAAACCTTTGGTGTCTGCGGCAAGAATATTCTGAGCTCCTTCAAGTTTTGAGTGTATGTAATCATCCAATTCCTGTGGAGACAAAATGTCCCCATTAGGCAGGATTGGGGTGACTAAAATCTCAGTCACCTTTCCCTTGGCATCCAAAATACCATATTGGCTGCTGAAAACGGTGGCAATACCCTCTCCGGCATCTTCCCAGCCTTTTTTTACCAATTCCGCCGCTTTAACAAGTGGGCGCGCCAAATGATTTACATTCCCTTTGTACTGCGCAATCATCTGCTGTCCTGCAAGGAATCGTTCAGACGAAGTGTCAGTTTTATACTGGGCATCAATTTCCTTTTCTTGTAACTCAAGCAGCTTTTTTTCGGCTTCTTGTATGGCTCGGGCACGTTTCTGATAGTCGAGGTCTATTTGCGCAAGTTTCTTGGCCGTGCCGTCCTTCATGGAATCTACCTCCGCCTGCAATGCATCGTCCCGGAGCTTTTGCAATTGCTTGTCGAGCTCCTTTAGATTGCGCTCTTGATCGGATGCGGCTTTTTTTGCTGCGCTTTCGGCCTCTTGGCGGGCTTTTTTCCATTCTGCGTTAAGTTCGGCGGGGGTTTTCCCTACAAATAATTTTTCTGCTGCGGGGGTCAATTTTTCGATGCCGACATTTATTGCCGTGATAAATGCATCTACATCACCTTCATAATCTTCATTAATGTGCTTCCATATAGTATTCCCTTCCTCACCAAGCTTCGATAGTGCGCTAATAAATTCTTTCCGGAATTGGGTTATGTTTGTTTTAGCCTCTGCAAAAGTTTTAGCACCCCAAATAGCGCTTTGGCCACCCTGACCCAAATCCATGTATGTCTGTATTGCCTTATCATATTCTTTTCTGTACTCTTTCAGTGCATTAGAATAATTGGTATAGGCATTCCCTGTTTTTTTGATGCGTGCTATACTCTTTTTGTCCTCTGTAATAAGTTCTTGGGCAGCTTTCGCCTCTGCGACCTCGATAATTGCGTCGCGCAGGTTTTCATAAGCACCGACAGCATTCCCGACCATAACCTGTTCCGCAGCCATATTGCCGAAGTAAGCGGGGTATATGTCTTGCAGTTTTTTGACCGCTTCGGCTCTTTCTTCATAGGGCCTGGAAAGGTCTGTCGCAGCCCTATACAGCAGGTTCAATTTGGTTAATTCGGATTGAGCCGACACCGAACCTTGAGCCATAGCGGAATTAAAGCGTTCGAGTGCAGCGGCAGAGGCGTCTATCGTCGTTTTACCTTTGAACAGCGACGCTACCCAGTTGGTTATCTCCTTGCCGTAAAGGGTAAGCACGGTTACGCCGGCCACAAGCAGGGTTTGCCAGGAGAAGATCGACGATGCTATCTGTTTCCATACGGGCGTGAAGGTTTGCCCGGCTTTCTTCAATTCATCAACCGATTTCTTCGCCCGTGCTATTTCATCGGCCAGCATCGGCAGGTTGTTGGATATGGCGGAAAAGAATATTTGCGGGCCATATGCCAGCGACGGCAACTCGCGGGCTACTTGCTGAATTTGGAATCCCAGCATATTGAATCCCGAGGCATAGTCGCCTACTTTCCGGGTGTGAACGCCCATCGACGCATCCAGTTCTTTGATCTTCGTGTCGAGCGATTCGATGTTTTTAAGCATCGTTTGCCCTTGCGCCCCCTCACGATCCGCGGCGCTCATATTTTTATACACCGCACGCATACGGGTAAGCGCCTGGGACATTTCGTTGATTGAGCCGATGGCGGTCTGCTCCAATTTGATTTGGTTGGCAAGCTCCCGCCTCAATTGGGATATTTCCTGCTTGTATTCCTCGATAGATACGGCAGCGTCCAATACTTGCGCCCTTTTCTTTGCAGACAATTGCCCGTTCTGCTGCTCTTCCTTATTGAGCGCGGTGACATCCGCTTTTAATCGTGCGATCTCATTTGAATATAGCCTAATTTGGGCTATTGCCTTTGTTTTTTCGTCGTTAGCGGCTTTTAGCTCACCAAGCAGGTCATGGTATGCCGCAGTTTCGGCCTGGGTAGCCGCTGTTCCTGCCGTAGAACCGCCGCCAGCAGTTCCGGTCGTGGCCGAGGCAGTAGCCTTGGACGCCGCATCCATTGCCTGCTGCTCCATCTGGGCGATCTTGCGCATTGCCTGTTCGACGCGAGCCTCCATATCGGCAATATGGCGATTTATGACTTTAAACCCGTCTGAGTTAGACGGAAATTTCTCCAACAACTGATATAACAGTTTCAGCGATTTGATAAAATTATTTAACTTTGCGGTGTCCGCATTTATTTTGAATGATAATGCACTCATTGCTACTCATTAAAAAATTCATTAATTTGCTATTCTAAGGGAACTCCGTAGTTGCAAGTTTGGATTACCCGCGTTACGGTAAAAACCATAACGCGGGTTGTTTATTTTAGGGTTCTTTGGCTATCGTTTCGGCTAAACCGAGCATAATAGCGGTTGTTTGCGATATGTCCTCAATAGGAAGCATCGCCAGGGTTTTATTGTATGCATCGAACAGCTCGGGCAATGATGCCCGCCGCATTATCCGACGACGCAAAAACCATATTCTGATCCCGGCGAATACATTGCGGCTGCCAACGATAGCCAGAGCGACACTATGCGCCATCGCTGCTATGCATGCTTCGCTCTTATCCGGCTCTTTATTAATATGCCGGGCTGTCATGATCTCCGCTGTGGTCTGAGGGGTCATCCTGTATATCGTGTAGCCTCTCCGGGCAATACGGATGCTGATAAAATCCCTTTTCCTGCCATCAGCGGGTAACATATCTGCAAGTTCCGCTAAGGTCTGTATCATAATCTCTTTGTTTACTTTTTCCATGGTGTAATACCTTGATTGGTTTTTGATTTATTTGTTTATTTCTCATCCGGCCATACCCTCGGTGGAGGTCACGTTGCGCCCGTAGAAACTGGAGTTTTCGTTTGGCTCGGTTGATCCGGTGGTTTTTCTGACCATCCAGTATTATCATAAGCTCGTCACGGCTTAATTCGACAGTCCACACCGAATAGTCGGCAATTACTGCCCGCCCTTCCGTCCTTCTCCCCATTATCCGCTTGCTAATTATGTTTATAATCCTTACCTTTGCGAATAATGTAATGCTTCGTTCGACAATGCCTTATAAGAGAGAGGGACTATCCCCCCTCTCTTATTCTTTGAGGCAATCCAACGCGTCGGGATGGAGTTCTATGGTGCCTTCGTATGATACCCTAATGACACTACGGTAGTCCGTGTCTTCCGGCAGGATCGCAGTCTTGAAACTCGGATGATCCGCGATCAAAGTATTCAATGCTTCAACCGCACGGCGCACCTGTTCGCATTGCTGAAGTACACGTCCGCGCATTACTGCCACTTCGAGCGTACGCCGTTGGTGCTGGTCGGCCAGCCAGTCGGTAGACAATTTGACCTTATCCCCGCTTACGATAAATGCCTTAGGGTCGAGGGCATCAGCCTCACCGACACGCAGCGCATTTTTGATCGCCTGTTGTGAATTGTCGATGACGCTATTCATGTACTCATTTGCCCGCGCTGTGAGCTCCTCCCGTGTCGTTACGATCTTGATCTGCTTCGCGTCTTCGGCGGCAAGCCGTTTCGCCTGTGTTCGGATAGCCTTGCTGTCAGACAGCACAATGTCCGCAATGCTTTCGGTGGATACGTCCAGGCGCGCCACTTTCAGTTGCTGGATTGCGGCCTCAAGTTGGGGAATAGCGGCTGCGTGGGCTTTAATATACTCTTCGTGCTTGTTTGTCTTTGCTTTCATATTCGATAATAGTTTAGTTTGCATTGGTTCAAAACCGGATATTCGGATTTATGGCCGAATCTTTGGGGACATAACCGGGATGCTCAGCGTCGGGAAGTGCCTGCGCCCACTCTTTCGCTAATGCCTTGTCCTCTTCTTCATACTCGGGGATGTACACACCCCGCTGCTTGTCTTGCTCTTGCATGGTTTAAGTTGTTTTTTTAATGTTTCACAATTACATTTGCCTGTGGCTTTCATAGGATGGTTACGATTTTGGGTTGGGCATAGGCGGCGTGGATCCGCCTATGTTTTTTTGCCTTTCCTGCCAGCCTCAATAGTCTACGCGCCAATCTTATGGCTTGGGCAGGGCTAAAACACAGCATTGCGCAATTGCCCTGTATGAAATCCGTGTCGTAATCGCTTGCGTCCGGGACGTACAGGATAATTTCGTCATCACCCCTGTGTGTGCCGTTGCTGTCTACAATCGTGGTCGTTACGCGGTCGAGCGTCAGTCCGATACCGTGTTGGTTGTCGATCTTGATCTGCTTCATGTTGTTTTATTAGTTAAAAAATAGTTGTTTCTTGGGTTACTTGCACCTGTCGGCCAGTCATGCACGGAACCTCCCCGCCTCGAAACCGTTGGCCATATAGAATGCGATTTTGTCGGCTGTGTACTTCTCACTGCCCCGGATGCAAAGGGCCGTGCCGAATCCGAATTCCGCTGTTTGCGGATAGCATTCATGCTTTCCTCCGTCTTTGCATACTCGCTTCGGCGCTTTGAACACTTCGTAATAGGTCAATCCATCGGAGGTGGTGCGCTTGTAACAGTACATTCCGTTGACCTTATTATGGGCGATTTTCTCAAACTTATCGCCCAACGTGGCAAATTCATCCGTCAGAGGATTGTATAATATTCGTTTTTTCATGGTGTATTCTTTCAGATTTCTATTTTCCTTCATGTCGTGGACACTTGTCCCACGTGGGTATTTTCATGCGCTCAAATTGCGTATTGCGTCAAAACGGCTCGGCCTCCTCAGCTACATCCGTCGCGGGGCTGTCGTAGTCGGCTATCCGGGTCAGGCTCTCGTTATGTCGAAAACAAATGCACCCTGTCGCGCCCTCTCGGTTCTTGGTGATATGCATCAGCCCCACCCCCTCGGCCGGAATGATCCCGTATCGGCCCGCGTCTATCTCGGTTCGCCCGTACATCACCGGACGATCGAGGAACAGCACCATGTCGGCATCCTGCTCAATGGCTCCCGACTCCCTAAGGTCAGATAATAGCGGCGTTTTATCGGCTCTTTTTTCGATGTCGCGCGACAACTGCGATATCAGAATGACGGGCACGTCGAATTCCTTGGCCAGCAGTTTGGCCGAACGGCTGATGGCGGCAATCTCACGCTCGCGGGTCGTATTCGGGTTGCGGGTCGAGGTGTCGAGAAGTTGCAGGTAGTCGATAATGACCATACCGCACTTGCCCCGGCGGTGCATCGCCTTGCATTGCGAGCGTATAGCGCCCATCGTGATATTAGCCCGGTCGTTGAGGAAAACAGGCATAGACGAAAGGGTGGCGCCGGCCTTCTCTATCTTCGTCCACCCCGAACCGTCGACATTACCGGTGCGAAACGCTCCCGAATCTACACCCGAGCTGCCGACCAGCATACGCCCGGCCAGCTGCCCGGCGGGCATTTCCAGCGAATAGACACACACCGGAACGCCCGACGCGGCCGCAGCACGGGCAAAATGTAGCATCGTAGCACTTTTGCCCATTCCCGGCCTGCCTGCCAATACCACGAGCTGCCCGCCTCTCCAGCCTCCGGTCAATGCGTCGAGCCGCTGCAACCCGGTAGGAATGCCGATACACTCGCCCGCTTGCCTGGCCTGCTGTCGTCGCTCCAGATCGTCGAGGGTAGCTCGCACGACATCCGACAACGGCGCAATGTCATCCGGCCGCGAGACCCGGTCTGCAATTGCGGTTATCGCTGATGTAGCCCAATCCACAACGCCGTCGGGATCCGACACAGCGCGTGCCGCGAGTTCGTAGCCGAAAAGGCATAAACGCCGCCGGGTTTCGGTGTCTGCGAGCTGCCGGGCATGATCCAGCATGTTAGCGCCTGAGCCTACTACGCTGGTCAGTTCCGAGAGGTAGCGCAACATATCCCGGCCTTTGAGTTCCGGCCGTTGTGAAAGCGTATAGAGGTCGATTTTATCGCCTCGCTCCAACATCGAGAGCATCTCGCCGTAGATCTTGCCATTATTTGGGTCAGAAAAGGCCGAAATTCCGATGATCTCCATCAAGTCGGGCAGTTGACCAGGCTCAAGAATCAAGGCACCTAAAACAGCTCTTTCGAGCTCGGGCGATTCCGGTAATCCCTCGACGGGCGCCGGGCGGTTATAAGAAGTTTGTTTTTCGCGTTTCATTGTTCGGGTGTTTTTGGGTTGTGGTGTTAAACTCGGATTTGCGGCGCATCCAATTTCGCGCGGCGGCTTTCCAGTCTTTTATCGGATTTTTACCGGTTCGCCAGCCGTTAGCCGTGAAATAGTCGTAAAAGCATTCCGCATCCGTATCGCCTCCTTTGATCGTAGAAAAATAATCTTTGACTATTTCGAGCGAGGGGACGACAAACGCCGTGCGTTTGGTAGTCCCTCGGCGCGGCTTGTCCGCGCTCGTCGTTACCGAAGTGTCGTTACCTTCTGCATTCGTAGGCTCCCCCTTACAATCCCCCTTACTATCTACATCCTTATCCTTATCTACATCCTTATCCTTATAAAGGTTAGGTCTTTGGTTAGGTCTTTGGTTAGGTTCGCCCGCCTTGCCACTTGGGTTATTTCGGCTTCCTTTGGGCGCTCCACCTTTTCGGCCATTCTCCACACAGGCGTCGTATCGGTTATGTGCGTTATCGATTACGGGCTTGATCGCAATAAACAACGCCTTTGCAACTGCATTGCTATCCGCTCCAGGCGCAATGCCTTCAAAAGCATAGTCGAATATCGTTTCCGATACGACCTTATACAAATCCGGCGGTAATTCGCGCAAAGATTCACGGAATGAGCGGTAATAGACCATCGTGTCGCGGATCATCGTGTACCTCCTTTCCGGGCTTGCTTACGCTCCCATTTAACCCAATCCGCCTCAAGTTGAGGGTAGCAATAATCATAGAAAATACGGGATAGATCAGGCGGCAAGTCGGGGGCGATACGGTCAAGGCCATACATTACAACCGCATCCATAAATAACCGATAGTCAACGGGTGCAAGCCCTTCCATCGCACCCCGAAAAGAGCGATAAAAAATAAAACTATTACGCTTCATGGTCGGCCTCCTTCCGAAGGAAATACAGTTTAAATTGGGAGCCGTGCTCGCTGGGCACCCATTCATCGAGGATGTCGATGCCTTTGGCCCTCAAATCGCGTATGCAACTCCGAGGATCGGATAATCGTAGGGCGACGGAAATGTCTGCGGCAGAATATTTTTTGCCTGATTGGAGTAAATTATAGACGCGCTGCTGATGGAACGCTAAAGTTTTTTGCGTATCTTTGCTGGTGTCCACACCAGGGGTTGCCGCTGCGTGCTCGCTTCGAGCGCCGGCGGCGATCTTCATTTCATACATAGCCCTGGTGTTATTTACGGTTGGCACTTTCGGCAATACGCAATGTAGCAGCAGTTCGCTTGTCCTCCGGACGAACGGTGCGTGAATCAACCCACGCCAAAAGCGCCTTTTTCGAGAACACTATGCGGTGTCCGACCTTCTTGTACGGGATCGTATTTTTGTATACGTGATTGTAGAGCGTTGCCCGAGTAGTGGGGACGCTCTGTTCGGTCAGGAACCGGGCGGCGTCCTCAATATTCATTCCGTCTGATTCGACGGGCTCATTTTTGCGCCGGAAGTCGGCGAGTTTGGGAAGAATCGCGTTTACTGCATCGCTGATAATGGATTGCAGTTGCGCGGGAGTTGTTACGATAATGGGTTCGTTCATGTCCTTTTTACTGTCTTGTTTTACAATTCCCGCCGGCCTTGCGGGCTGCTCAACGTTGATAGTGCAAAGGAATAATAAGAACTAAACAAATAGAACAAAAACGCAGTTGCAGTAGTTACCCGCAACTACTGCAACTGCAAAGCAAAAATAACGCATAGATAATTATTGTAAATATGAGTTTGCCGACTCAATATCCAACGGCGAAATAAGGTCGGTGCAAATGTATTTCGTCACCCCCTGCCGTGTGCCTATATTTCTCCTATCGTTGTATATATCGCGCAAAGCCCTATAAATAGCGCCTCTTTCCCCGTCGGCAATCGGGCGCATTGTCCCGTTAGCAATTAAGGCAGTAATAATCGCTCCATACATTTTTGTCGGCAAATCTATTGGCAGGCGTCGTAGCTTATTTATTATGCTATCCTTGTCTTCAATTTGAAGATAGGCGGTAAAAGAGGCAGCAGTAGGTTCATTTGCATCAGGGCATGATATTTTAGATAGAAAATCCCGACGGACACGTATGGAATTTTTCAATAATTCGCAACGCTCTATAACGGTAGAAATGTATCCATCGCAATTATATCCTGCTTTGTACGCTGCATTGTATTCCTCCAATAATTCCACCTTGGCCGCATCTCGACAAAGTTTCGTTAATTTGAAATCGTATTCATTGATTTGCATTCCGAATTCGTCTACATACCCGGGTAATTCCTCATCAAACCGGATATTTCCCATTTCGATAGCTTTAGTAAATAATTTGTGCGCCATCTCCTCTGCATATTGGGAAATCGTTTCTTCTTGGAACTGTACTTCTCGATCGTATCCGAATGTATGCTTATTGTCGCGTATTACTTCCTCGATCTCTTTTTCGATAACGGATAATACCCGCACACGCTCTGCATATGTGTAGCTCTCTGCCCATTTGATTTCTCGGCAAATTTCTGCGCATTTTCCACGTATTCGTAATATGTTATCTTTAATATATTTTCTTTGCTCTGCGTTTAAATGACGTCCGGAAGTCCAATGTTTTGGGAAAGGCAGTGTATACATTGGTTTTGAGGCCCGTTTAGGCTTAGAGCTCGGTTTTATACGAGTCCACGGTATGGGCGTATCTTCTACTTGATCCCTTATTTGCTCAATTCTTGTTTTTAACTGTTGCACCTTATGCAACCTGGCAGCACTAAATTTATCCATATTCTAAAATTTCGTTAATAATTCTGCATTCTTTACCCGCTCCTCCCGCTCAAAGCTGGCGAGGTAATTCTCCGTTGTTTTGAGGTCTTGATGACCGAGGCTTTCCGAGATATAGGCAATGTTAGCCCCCGCCCGCTTTAACACCGTGGCGAACGAATGCCGAGCCGTATAGGTCGAGATATTGCCGAGACCGAGCTTTTCGCCGACCTCCTTCATGCGCTTGTTGATCGCACGGGTCAGGTACTTGGTTTTATTCTTACGGGTTATCGCATCTTCTTTACCAGTCAAGATTGGGAAAATAAACGCGTCGGGGTATGGTGTTTGCCCCCAGCGGTCGATAATAGTCTGCATTGGAGGCGTTAATACCGCCTGTATATCCCGCAATGTTCGGCTGGTGGATTCAGTCTTTTGCCGGACGAAACAAATTTCGCCGTTCACAATGTCCCTGTACCTCAACTTCACGAAGTCGGCAACATTAATCCCATTGCACAGGTAGAGAAATAGCCAATAATCGCGGTATTTGGCCGTCGCCTCGCTCCCATCGTCATAATTGGCTATTTGCCCTATTTGCTCCAAAGTAAGGGCCATTTTGCGCCCCGTACCGGCTTGTATTTCGTATCGTCCCCGGCCAAACGGGTATTGCGATTCTTTGAGCACGCCCAAGCGCTTTGCATCGTTGAGGACTGCGCGCAACGTTCGCAGGTGAATTGCTATTGTAGTTTGCCGCTTCCCTTCTTTACGCATGAAATCGGCATACTTTCCCAACCACGCCACCGTGATAACATCGAACCGAATCCGCATCCCGGCAAACCGCTCCAACCCCTTCAATACATTGTCGTATATCAACATATTTCCTACACGTCCGGCCTTCTCCAATTCTGCTATTTTCGCCCGAAACATCGTATTAACCGTATCGGATGCTGCGCCTTTTAGTCGGTTATTGAGAGCGTCGAGCGAGAACCCGCCAGCCCCTGCCAACTCCTCAACAGCCGTCCGCACGATCTGGTAGCTGCTTTCGATGTCCTTACGGATCGCCACAAGTGCACGCACCTTTGTAGTCGGCAGTATTTCCCATTCCTCCGGCGATAAATCCTTTCCAGTCGGATAATAGTTCCGCACTCGATTGTAGGTAACACGGATTTTTACGGGGCACTTACCGGACTTTTTCGGGTGCGCGGTATCAAACATTGCGGCTACCGTCACACCGTCCTTTGAATAGTTCATTTTGTGTATAAATTTTAATTTGCGGTACACAATTTACACACAAATATACGGATTTAATCGAAATAAGCAAAAACAGATTGAAATAAAATAGCTATATTTGCATCTGAGAAACAGACATTTACAAAACAAAATAAAAATCTGCAAAAATCTGCAAAAATCGTCGAATTACGCTTTGGGAGCAGGGGGTCGTGGGTTCGAATCCCGCTACCCCGACAAGTAACAAAAGCCTTTCAGAATCATCTGGGAGGCTTTTTTGCGTTTTGTCGCAGATTACGCGATTTTGCCGTTTTTGGCTCGGTTTACACGTTTTTTGCCCGTTTGTGTAAACCGAGATTTACACGATGAAAGCTAATGTTGAAGTCATTTGCTGCAAATCCAAACCTCTTAAAGACGGCTATTTCCCTTTAATGCTCCGCATCACGAAAGACCGTAAACACAAGTATGTTTCGTGTGGTATTTCCTTACACGAACGATTTTGGGATTTCGACAAGAACAAGCCCAAACGCAACTACCCGGACGAGGAGCAAATCAGAACGGCTGATAGCAGCCAAAACAGCCGAGTACAACCATCTCGAAAAGCAAAGCTAAGCCAAAACCATTAGCAACACGCACTTTACCGAACACTTACCCTGCACCCCTATACCCCACCGTCCGCAGCAATTCGAAAGGTCGGGGCTTACCGGCGGCGGAAGGGACGACGGGAAAGGGCAATAGAAAGAACCACGGAAGGGGCAACGGAAGGGATAACGGGGAAAGGCAATAGAAAGAACCACGGAAAAGGCAACGAAAGGGACGGCGGGAAGGACAACAGAAAGGATAACGGAAGGGGCGACGGAAGGGGCGACGGAAGGGGCGACGGAAGGGGCGGCAGCCGAAATATAACCGGGACGGCGTTTTTTGCAGAAATTATTTTGACTTTTCGGATTTTCGACTTATCTTTGTG